CAGATTCATATTTTCAAAGAGCCGTCAGAAACAGATTAACAGAAAACAGATTACAGATAAAAAGCGAAACGAAACCCGATGTTGTTGTTCGCATTCGAACGAGCGTAGTACAGGTACAGGAAGAACACCCCGGCATTAGAAGCGTAATACCAACTGCCGCCACGGACCGGGACCCGCTCTCCGTAATTTCTAAGATATATATAGTCCCCGCCCAACCCGGTTGTATGTGGGAATAGACATAACGATTTTAACAGGCCTATGCCATTGCCGGACAGAGCAGTCGCTACGGTCTCATAAGTGTTGGATGCCGAGTTGGGGTCTACCAGCTGAGTGGTAATCGCCTCAACCACACTGATTGGGCTGCCCCCATTATATTTAAGGGTGTTAGCTGTACCGGGAGCCACTAATGTGCCATCTGTGAGTATGGCTTTCCATTCCGCTGATGCTGCACCTTGGTCTTTAGAGGAATCCGCAGCGTTGTTGTTTTCGAGAATTTGGATTTCGCCTTCATTCACTCGCATACCAGATACTCTTTCCCAAACATTTCCGTTTAGGTCAAATATTCCTGATTCCTGCCAGTTGTGGCTTGTAAGTATGCCTCCCGTCCCAGTTAACCACTTTCCGTTTCCGGAAGCACCTGCAAAATTAGCGGGCTCTTCCATGATACCAGTGATCAATTTGTTGTCATTATCGCGTCCATAGGCATTATTGCCGTAAGGTAATGTTGCGTTGGCTTTACTCATTAACGCAACCAATGCCCATTCAGCGTTCGTCATCAGGTGAAATCCTGAAATACTTCCGCCATTCAAAGCTGCAGCGGCGGCTAATTCTTGCTCAAATGTCAGCGAATGTTTTACTGTCGCATTAGCACGGGTGACGTAATATGCGCCGTCCATACTTGCCTGGTATTTGCCTATGAAAATTCTTTTCTGTGCCCCATTAATTGTAAAAGCTGGGTGGATAGCAGCACCTGCAAACTGGTTTGCAGCATCCCAGTTTTTCCTTGGAATTTCTACCATCATGTGGGCTTTGCCATTCTTGTCAATAACAGCATAGTTGTTGGGCATCCAGTTATGCGGAATTATCTGGTTATCTTCTGCGGTGAAGCCCTGGGCCTTCAGATATTCCTGAAGCTGGCTCTTTAATTTAAGATAGGTGACGTTCCCGTCTTTTATCTTCGCAGTTTCAACTGCATCAGTCGCCAGCTTACCGGCCGTTACATTTGCATCTTTTATTTTAGCTGTTTCTACTGCATCAGCTGCTAATTTTGCCGCTGTAACAGAAAGTGCTGTTGGGACTCTTTCATTAGTCATCCTTGCATCAGAGTTCGTAACGAACTTATTTGAAGTGGAGGGAGTTCCGTCAGTGCCGACCAGAGCGTCCACCACATCAGTACCGAAAGCCGGGTTCCACTCTGCCCATTCGCCGGCAACTTTCACGTAGAGCTTCCCATCGTTGAGTAATATCAGATCCGCGCTAAGCTCCTCCGGAACATCCTCGATAGCGTCTGAATCCACTCTGAAAAATTGCCCGGCTGCGAATGCAAGGTCTTCCTCCGGCGCCCCCGTGACATTTACTGTCACACTCCCGGAATATGCAGCAATAAACTGCTCTGTGTCTGCAGAGTCGTAATAGAAAAGCACGTATGAGAGGGTTCCATTTTTAAGGGCTGCTATTTCGAAATCCCTCAAAGTGAGCTGAATTGTTGAGTCAATTACAAAAGCCGAATCCTCATTATTTGTGTTGGTTCTGCGAACCAGGAGGATTTCTTTCTCCGGACCGTAGAGGATAAACATAAGATCGTCCTGATCGGGGATCAGGTCGAACTCTAATAACTCAGATACCGAGCTGTCAATCGTGAAATTTTTTGTTTCAGGCATTATTTCCTCCTGTTAATATAAAGTTAATGTTTCTGAGTTCTGTTGCTGATTGGACGTATAGACTGCATCTGCCAGGTAGCTGCCGCCTTTGAAGTTCAGCTTAACAAGCCTTTTGTCTTCACCAATTTCGCTCTCTGTTTTGTACATCAAAGTGTTTGCCGGGAAAATATAGCTCTCCCATCCTGTGCTCTTTAAAACGTCAATCCCAACTCGCTCATTATTTACATTCAGCATCTGATAAATTTTATCCGGAGAGCTGTCAAGGAGTTCGATTGTGATGTCGTGCTCAACCATTATCGGTATTGCAATATCCATCACGGTCTTATCAGTCTTGAGCTTGAACTTAGCTTCCATTGAATAGACCTCAAACCGGGGAGCTAAAGCAACCGGGACGCTCTGACCGTTTACGCCAAAATATATTTCCGAATAGTTTGGTGGAATAATTTTAGTAATGTCTTCTCCTGCCGCGGCAGTTAATAAGCTGTTGGGAGTGTTTGTTTTGGATGCGAGCATTAATGCTTTAGCATCAGCAACACTGTAGCTAGCGGCGGCTGTGATCTTGCATGAGTTTTCTTTCAGGCTTCTCAAGAATTCGAACTCAAGCCCCATGCCCTGGGCGCCCACAAAGTTGAAAATCCCTTCGTTGGGAAGTTGAGTTGCAGTTGTGCCTGCATAGGGGAGAGCTGTTGCAACCTGCACGTCAGCAATCTTATCGCTGCTTTTCAAAATTGTTAATATTTTATTAAGTTCACCAAGCCCAAACTGCAAACTTGTAAACTCTGCGGAAAACTTTATTTTGTTCTGAAATTGCCTCCCTCTGTAATCTTCGACCATAGCTTCATCGGCAATAGTCAGTTTTGCTCCTTTGCTTCGGAAGCCTGACACTACCGCATTGGCAGGGGAGGTGCTGAGGGTCCCCTTGCTGCAGATTAAAATCCCTTTCATTCCATAATTTGGTATCATTCTTTTACCTTTCTAATGTTTTTAATTTTCGTAGTAGAGTATTGCAACAAATCAGCAGACGCAAAGAGAAGAAACGTCCCCTGTGCAACAGCATAAAGGACGGTATATTCAGGGGTTAACTGCGTAACAAATGCGGCTATTAATGCTATTCTTCTCTTTTGCCCTTCGATATAAGCCCAGGCTTTTTTAATCTTCTCTATCACTTGATTGTCACTGCTGAAACTAAATCATAAACTGCATAAACGAGATTTAAGGATTTTTGCAACACAACTTTAGCCTGGTCGGTTTCGAGACCGAGATTATCCTTGATTATCTGGATCAGTTCCTTAATTTCGTTTTCGTCAACGTCTTTAATCTCTGCCGGCACTTTGTTTATTCCGGACAATGCAGCAGGCAACTTAAGAACAACATTGAAGAAATGGGGAAGGTCAGTCAGGGAAACCTTATTGTCTGCGAAAGTTTTCATCAGTGCGTTAGCAAAAAGCACTGCAAACAGAACAACATCCTTGGTTTCATTTATTCCTAAGCTTTCACCCGGCTTGTCTGTTATCACAACCGAGTCCAGGTGTGCGGGAATCTCAAAATTTATCAGTTGCATCTCTGCGGGCTTCGGGTCCATCTCAAAAAACATTTTACTCATTTTCATACTCTCTTAATTTATTAATAATTGTCACAATTTTCCCCACGTAATTGGGGTCAGTAGCATATTTATAAACGTGTTCATTCTGGACGCTCCAGATGAAATCTTCCGGTGTTTTCTTCTCAAAAGCTTTAGGCCATCTTCTTTTTATTAAATCGGCATAATCTCGAAAACACTCCAGGGGAGTGTCATAAGCTCTAAAGTAATCCTTAACAGAAACCATCTTCCCATTAAGGAATTCTTTAGTCCTTAATATCTGCGTGCTCCCTTTCCAGTGCTTACCCGCTTTAATACCGAAAAAATTGTTTTCAGGAGCTTTAGAACCCCAAGCGCTTTCAAGAGCGGCTTGTGCCAGGCAGACCAAATAAGGGACTCCCGTAGCCTCTTCATTCGCTTTTGCAAAGTCTGCATATTTCTTAAAAAATTCTTTTGATGTCATAATTCATTTTTTAGTGTTAACAAACAAAGCAATAATAGATATTATAATAGGGACTGCGGTGATTATAAGCACCCAAATTCCGGAGATCCTGTTTTTCGCAGTTTCAATAGTCCTAAGTCGTTTCTCGTGATCACTACAAATTACCCCTCCGGGCTTTTCATTCAGATATTTAATTGAAGTCCGTATTTCACCAAGCCCAACTTTCAATTCGGTCACGTCCCGTTGTATAATATCTATTTTGCTTTCCAAGTCCATCTTACTACAATCTGATTCTTGAGAGCCTTTTTAATGCATCGGTTCTTTCGACTTCCAGATTTAAGAAAAATTGCAGTCTTGCTTTTGCCTGTGCAGCAGCCTGAACATCCGGGAAATCCTGGAAGTAGAACCCGCTGTTTGTCGAGAAAGCCGTTCCTAACTCTTCTGAAAATCTGGCAATAACCAAGCTGCAGTTGTCTGCGTTTGCTCCGTCTGATTCTGTCTGCGGCATTGCTGTTGTCGGCAATGGGACAATAGGTACATTATTGAACGTCTGGACTCTTGTTCCGAAACTATTAATAGTCTCGCCGGCTGCGCCAAGTCGCTTTGCAATTGTGTTCAAACGTGCTGAGAGGTTTATATTACATAAAATTGCATTTGCTCCCGGTACTTCTGCCAATGCCTTATAAAGTACCTCGATGAATGCATCCTGATTAGCGGTGCTGTCGAGCTTCAATGATACGCGCTGGTTCATAGCCGCTAATTCAGCTGCTGAAAAGCCGAGCCGTTCTGTCTGCCCTGCGGCCTCGGCATCTTTGACGAAGTTGAGGATTCCGAGCATTTTGTTGTTAGCTGCTGATCCGGAGAGCATATCATCCTGAATTTCAGTAGCAAGCTTCACGGCAAGCCCGGCAAGCCGTCTATCGCTGAACAGCCTGAGCCCTGCTTCACTCAGCCCGACGTTCTTGTCAAGTTTTCTTACATCGTCAAGAGTCACTTCTCTGCTGTAAAGAGCCAGGCTGACTGATGATGCGGTTGGCACCTGATTATCTGCCTGAACCGGAGACCCTTCCGCCCTGGCGGCACTTCCCGAAAAGCTATCCGAGTCCTTGATCATGTAATGTGTGGAGGAGTCAAGTTTGAACTCAGCCATCTGTAAAATTGGTGCAATCTGCAGCATTCTTTCAAGTAAACCTTGTGCACGACCGCTTAATAATGAAACTTGAGAAATCTTCATTGCGTTATTCCTTCCTTAATTATTTTAAAATTTCCTGTGTACTCAAATTTTTGATGTTTTTCTCTGATTTTTTTAACTGCTTCTTTCAGTGCTTCGGCTTCAGAGTCTGCCTCAACTTTTACTTGTATTATGCCTGATTCTTTTCCGGCTTCAAAAACCCGGAAATCGAACTCATAAAGAGGCTTTTGCTTTTCCTTTGCCATTACTGGTACCCTTTAATTATTGTTTTCAAATAACCGTCAGTTTGATTGCCCGCCACTCCAATGAATATATATCTTGTTTTAGTTAATATGGTATCCCCAAAAGTGGTCTGCGTCTCAGTTGAATCATTCCAAATAGTTTTAGTAGTGCTCCATGCACCATCAAACCAGGATTCTTGTTTTACAAGCTTTATTTTAGGCGTGCCCGCCGTTGATGATATTAGAAATGCTCCCTTTACTACCTGCCCATAGGCTTCAAAGTCGAATGGGTTGGATATAAGGGTATCGGTTGAAGCTAGTGAAGCTTCAAAATAAACTGTTTTTGCTGAACTTGATTGTGAAACGGTTGCATTCTCGACCCAAGCTGAAGCGGCATAAGCCGTTATCACAATGAGTAACAAGAATAAAACAAATAATGCGGATCTTTTCATTTGATTTCTCCTAATGCTGTTGATTTTTGATGTTCTTTAATATGACTTAATATTCCACTTCCTGATTCAAGGGGGGACTTGGTTCCCGATTTATCTCCCGGCGGAATTTCTCCTCCAATAACCGGTAATGCTTCAATTGCCTTAACTCCGTTTTCAAAGTCCTTCTCTAAAAGCGCTTTGTATGAATCCTGCAGTCCTTTGTTCTGAGCTTCGATTTTCCTATTATCAATTGCCTGCTTTACTGCAGCATCAATCTTTGCTTTTCTTTCATCCTGTGCTTTCTGATTTAGCAATTTCTCCCGGTCTTCTTCTTTTTGCTTATAAGCAGCCAGCTCGTCAAGGATCTTCTTATTCTCCGCTTTCATCGTCTCAACAATTGTCAGCACTTCTTTTGGAAGTTCAGTCTGAGTTGGCGGAACAGCAGGGGGAGTCTCTGTAACAATGGGAATGTCCGGCATCTCCTCAAACTCTTTTTTATCGGGAAAAACCTTTTTTAGAAATTCTTTTAGTGAAAACGGCATAAATCTCTCGTATTTTTATTTATTTTATGTCCAAACTTAGTCTCTGCTTCCCAGTATAGTCGGATAAATCCGTATTTAGCTTATTAACTTTATTGAGAATTTATAATTTTCGATACCAATTAAGAGAAATTTATGTACACATATGACGAAATAAAAGATTTGCTTAGCCCGGCGGCATCAAAATTGCTGAACGACTCTGATGTTTATAGCAGGTTTTGCGCCGCAACCGAGAGCGTTGTACTTGCCGCGATCGGCAATAATACGAAAACAGATGCCACTCTTCAGCCTTTCGCCTGGATTATGGAATATCTGTGCGGGCAAAGAATGGGAGGGGCTTCCGAATCAAAATTGCAATATGATAAGAATAACTATGATTCGGCCATTATGCTACTTAAAGAACAGAATTCCTCAAGAAATGCAGGGGGACAAACAGGAACTATGGATGTTCCATACAGTAATGAGGGATAAATGCTGAAAATAAAAGACTTACGCGATGAAATAATTGCTTTCCTGACTGAAAAACTCCCCGATTACGACATTAAAGCAGGCCGTAATAATGAATTTGCGGTTGTCCCCCCGGGTATTATGGTGTTTATTGAGCCGGGTGGCGATAATTTAAAGAACTCCAATTCTCATCCGGTGTTTAGGAAGGCAAAGGTATTATTATTTTCCGCGGTTAATTCAGAAGAATCTGCTTCAGACTCCTCCTGTTTAGCTGTAGCAATGCTCGAAGAAGTTGAGGAATATATCCTGAATTATCAGCTACAGGAATATCTTAGCACTTCTGCTAAGAACATTAATGGTTATAAAACCAATATAGAATATCCCGACAATTGGATTGGATTTGAGGGGTATTTTAATAATACCGCTGTAGCTTCTTTGGAGCTAATAATTGATTATTGTGCGTTTTTTGGAACAACAAGTTGAGCAAAAATCCGGAAAAGTGCTTATTATGACCCGAGACTTGCGTTTTTGTCGTTTTGTCAATATTACTTTTTATGACTTTCATATTCCTTTATTGACTTTCGTATGACTTTTTTATTACTTTTTATGACTTTTGTATTACTTTTTATGACTTCGTTGACCTTTTTTGAGGTAGTCATTTTATATGGCTTTCTCAAATAGCGTGAAAAAGTAGGCTTAAAAACGCTCTAATGAAGCCGTTTGCCGTATTCGGTTACGCGGCTTCTCCATCCGGGACTTTTTCGGGCTTAAAAGTATGCAAAAAATTGTTCAATTTTTGAAAACAAACATGTGATTTTATGAGTGCTAAAAAATTAGACCCCGTAAGGATGAAACAGATAGCCGCCTGGAAATCTACTCATCCGGATATGACCTTGAAAGACCTGTCAAAATTATTTGAGGTCTCTGAAGCCAGGGTCAGGTATGCTTTGCAAAAGTATTCTGACTTTGCCCTTATGCAAAATACAAAGAAAGGGAGACAGATTGTGGGCAGTCTGATTTCAGATGTTATCAAGGAAGAGGATGTGATAAAAAACCAAATATCCACTATATTGTCTGAACTGGAAACCAGCACCGATATGGCTGTCTCTACCCGGCTGAAGCTAATGAACGAATATCTCACGCTTAAGAATAAGATCACTACGTTAACCTTGCAAAAGCATCTCAAGGGTATTGATGCCGACCTGATAGCAAGGATAATCAGAAGATTCAAGCCTTCCGCTTCTAATGAAGATATAATAAAGATATTCAACGAAGAACTGGCCAAGGCAAAAAATGAATAATTTTAGTTACCTGGAAGAGAGTTTTAAGGGATTTGCCGAAGCCTTATCTTCCGATAAGCAGGCATTTGATATTGCAGGCTTTCCGGAGAAGGAAAAATCTAAAGAGAACCAGCAAAAAAGAATTTCAAAAGCGCTTGCGGATTTTGCATATTTCGATAAAACCTATTTCCCTCCCGAACTATACGGGGATGGCTACCATAAACCAAATAAAATGCTGACCGCTATCGCCGGCGTTGTGGATGCTCCGGGTTACCATTTGTTCCTGGGTCCAAGGAAACACGGCAAAACGGTTACTGCTAAAAAGTTGCTTATCTATTTATTAATCCGAGGCAGGGTAAAAACTGCAGGAACCTATGCGGAGACTATTAATAAAAGCAGCAATATCCTTAAGGACATTGGGCTGATACTCGATAAAAACTCACGAATCAAATTTGATTTTAGTGTTGATATTATTGAGTTCAACAGTGACCAGCTTGTATTCACCGTTAAGAACTCCACGAAGGGCTACCGAACCATCGCCGCATTCTCCGAGGGAAGATCCGTGAGAGGCTATTCCAGGCTATTCGACAGACCGGAATTTTTACTGGGGGACGATATTGAAACACTTGAGAGCTCCTTTTCAAAAGCATCCGTTCAATTGCGCATTGACAAAATGGTTGAAGCTTATACATCGCTATCGGAGAAAGGGATCTTCCTGATACTGGGGAATGATATTGTCCAGGGTTGCGCTATGCATCAGCTCAGACTAATGTATGAAAAAAAGTTGCTTCCGCAAAATTTTTATATGTATATCTATAAGGCTTTCGAAAAGTCTCCTTTGTGGAAAGAAAAATACCCTTGTAAGACGGAAGCCGAAATGCGTGCGCTGATTAAGCCACTTAGCGAAGCAGACTGGCAGGCTAATTATCAACAAAATCCGGTCCCGCCTGAGGGGGTCTTTTTCAGACGAGAGAATTACCTGGAATATTCAGACCTTCCCGATGATGCCAGGGGGGTTATTTATTGTGACCCTAACTTATCTAAGAAGGGACTAGGGAATACCACTGCAATAGTTGCCTTTTTGTACAGCGCAAAAACAGATTATTATTACGTTGAGAAAGCAAGATGCAGGAGTTTCTCTGACTCCAACGATCTTCTTGACTCAATTCTCGAACTGAAAAGCGAAAGAATCTACGGGCTTGCTTTTGACGGAAACGTAACTCAGGAATCCAACTGGACCAATAACGTAAGAAATTATTGCCGCATAAATAATATCCCCTTCCCCAGGATAGAATATATGCGATTTCATGTTAATGAGCTTGCAAAAAACACGCAAATGATTTATGCGGACAATAAAATATTGTTCCCTCAACACTTCAGCACAACTCCGGAAGGAGAAACATTCCTGAACCAGTTGTTTAGTTTTAGCGGAGAGAAAGCTTCCGGAAATGATGATGCACCGGATGCTCTCATCTGCGCGGTTGAGTATCTCCACAAACGCAAGATTATAAGGGGGAGCTCACAACCAACAGCAGCATATAAAGATTATTATTCTATATAGGAGAGTTAAATGGCTTTTCAAATACTAAATTCAAAAGCATATCCAACTTTATCGGAGTTCAGACAATATTGCCGATCTGCTGACGAGGATAATACGAAAACAAGAGATAACAGAAGTCTGCTTTACTCAATAAACCGCATCCTCCAGTATAACCCACGTATTTTCGGACACTACCTAACCCGCGCAACCGCTCTTTCAAGTTTCGAATGGGATCTGATCCCGAAAGAAAATGCAAAAATAGATGATAAGACGATGCACAGGATAAGCAGATTGGCAGATTCTCTATTATCAACACAGATAAAGAGCATCTTCTTTGGTGCCTCCCTTTGGGGATTAAGCCCGGAAACTACTGAATCCGGAACAATGTTGGGAATAACTAAATACTTTAATCCCTGGGATTTTGATTTTGATACGGAAAATATTTATTTATATGATTCTAATGGTAATAAGAATATTGCCGCCGGCATAAACGAAACATCCCTCTATTTATTGGATTCTGTGGATTACTATCCCGTCTCAGGCGGACTCGGCAGGACCATCATGCCCTTGGAAATTCTTCGCTTCGATGCACTCCTGGAACTGGGGAACTATTTACGTAAACTTAAAGGTATTCTCCAGATAGTTAACAAAGGGGGAAGCGGTGAAGATCAGTCTGCTGCAGAGGAAGCGGCTAAATTAGCCGTTATGAACAATTATGTGACTACCTCCGATTTAATTGAGTTCAAACTAAACTCTATCACCTCTTCCGGAGGAGATGCGTTCAAAGAGCTTATCGAATCAATCAATAAAGATATTAGCATTGCCATCCTCGGACAGGCTAACACATCAGATTTACCGGATAGCGGAGGAAGCAGAGCTGCTCTACAGGTACAAAAACTTGTGAGTGCTGATATTTTTTATTCGGATATGAGGCGCTTCGAAAACTTTATGGAGAAAGTACTGCTTCTCGACTTTCAATATAACATTAATCGTAATGCTTCACAGAAGGATGTCCCGTATTCATTCGGTTTCCGGTTAAGCGAAGAACAGGACATAGAGCAAAATGCTATGGCAATCAGAACAATTAAGGAAGCTGGCATTCCGCTTTTGAAAAAAGAGGTTTACCAAAGGATCGGATTTTCAGCACCAGAAACCGGGGAAGAGGTTTTCTAATGCGGAAGCTTATGGAGAAAATAGGGGTTGAGGCGCTCGCATTCATCGAAGAGAATATCCGGCGCGGTTTTGACTATGAAGGAAATAAATTTTCCTACTCAACCCGCCCTTTCTTTCGCCCCTGGCATCCGGTTATACAAAGAAAACTTGGGGGTAAAGAGGGAGAAGGAAAATATTATAAAACTGTTTTCTCGAAAACTACCGGGGCGGCAGGTATGATAATTCTTGGCGGCTATAAAGAATATAAGAAAATGGTTTATCCGGATGCTGCGGATAAGTTCCTGATGGTTAAAGGGAAAATGTTACGCTCTATGAATGCGAAAGCAACAGATAATGAAGCTGCTATTTCTTTTTCTGATCCGGAAGAATCACAAAAAGCTTACTGGTTTAATGTTTCCGGCGTGGGGAGATCAAGGAAATTGTGGAAGTTCTTAGGGGTAACCAAACAACAGCTGTCTAAAATCGAGGATATGGTGCGGGATGAATATATTAAGATAGCACAGGAAGAATTAGCTAAGTTTGTCTCCAAATAAAAAGCCCTCAATCGAGGGCTTGTGTGTTATTCTGATTCTATCCAGATCTCTGCGCCGTTCGTGTTTTCTCTTTTCCATCTTTTGAAATTTTTAATGAATTCCTTTAGCTGATAAGAAAAATAAAATATATCCGGATGAAAACGGTTGCCACATGAACTGCATTCTTTAAATTCGTCCCCCTTGTGTTTTTCAGTTATCAGAGTTGCGGAGTTACATTTTACACACGTAAGTCTTACGTTCTGTATTTCGTCAAGTTTTGTTAGTGTCAGTGTTTTAGGCATTGTATTATCCTTTCTTACTGCAATTAATTATGTTACTATACTATCATAATCTTCAGTGGTGAAATCAAATTCCTTTTGGAACAGGGCGTACAGTCTTTTATAATCGTCATCCGCGATTATTCCCTGGTCATATAATAAGGATATTTTCCCCAACAAATAAAAAGCCTGCTGCTTTGATTTGATTCCGTCATCTTTTGCATCCTGTATAGTTTCTTCAATTTCTTCAATATAGTATGTTCTGTCCATTAACATTATTTTATTTCCTTAAGTTTATTGTTATAGATATAAAAAGCTTTTTTGTTCTGATGTGACATTATCCACCTTTTTGCTTTTGATTCAGCGTTTTGTATGTCCTTGTTTGCAACTTGCAAATCTATGATTATTATGTCAGATTGATTTTTCGCATCTTGCAGGGCACGCTCTAAAGCTCTCTGATTATTGGTTGATTTTGACTTTATCTGTGTTTGTTTCCCCTCGAATATAATATCAGTATCTTTATCCCGGGTTGAAGTGAATCCATAGTTCAGTTCTACTTTATAACCCAAAGAAGAAAGTTTCTTTGCTGTTTCCAATTCTTTCGTCAATACTTTTTTCTCGTTTTTCCCCACTGCATTATACCTCTCAGTGAAAGAATTTTCTATAAATAAATTTGGGCTTGACGGGTCTGTTTCTCCTTTCATCGGGACCCATCTGTGCCGGCAGTTATAACCACCGCAAAAACTATATGCCGGCTGCCCGAAATCATTTGCCATTTTCTCAACTTCACTTAACAAATATACTTTACCAAGATGACTCATGCAAAAGTTTCTTTCGCTTGCCGGTCCCTCATACCTTAAAAACTTCACCCCCGCATTCTTAAATTGTTCTAAGCGGGTAATATTATTCAGAGCCGCTTTTGTGGTCTCAACCTCTGTTTGTATGTGATGGTCTTCCAGCCCAATCTTCCTTAAGGATTCCCGCGCTATAGTTTTCCAGTCTTTCTTTTGCCCCAATGAATTTTCAATTGATTTCTGTATAGTGTTGAAAATCTCCCGTTGTCGCGATTCAAGTTTATTCTCAAATAGCGCGATATTCTGATTTAACTTTTCCTTAACGCTGTCCTTTGTCGGGTTCGTTCTCTCCTCAACAAATTGCTTCCCCAGCTCTTTCTCAACATCCTTGGTTAACTTATAAATTAAACCCTTGTAATCCTTCCATAAACCACCGCTCTGTTTCACGGATGCTTTTATTTCCTCAATGCCTGCGTTCTTTAATTCGCCGGCTCTCCCTTCCCGGAAATACTTTTTTATTATGCTTCTTATTATGTATGTAAGCTCTATCATTTTACTCAAACAAATTATTATCATCAAACAAATTCAGATCTCCGTTGCGCAAACTCTCCTCATACCGCTTATGGTTTTTCATCACAATCTTAGCAACAAGTGTGGTAGTCGCCGTATATATTGTGCCACACAGCTGGCATATTACAATTCTTGTATCCCGCCTTCCGTTATGCAGCCATTTACCGCTTCTTCTTTCCCTGTTACGGTATACTTTTATTACTGATAATTTCTCATACCCGCATTCATCACAAATCATTATTTGCCCTCAGACTGTTCTGTAGTGTAATATTGATATTCTGTATTAAAGATGCCACCGTCTTAACTGTGTTATTCCTGCTTTTATTTATCGCCGTTTCACAAACATGATACAAAGACTCTGATGCCAAAAGGCTGAATACTGAGTCTTCATTAAAAACAAGCGTATTAAATATCGTGTTCACAACTTCATTATCTATCTCCGTTTTCTTTAACGGATTTTCCCCACGGTATTTCATGTTCAGGCACTGCAATATGCATGCTGTTTTCTTCACCTCTGCACTTCGCCCCTTATCAATTGCAATCTCGCATATCTGATCAATCACCTCAAGCTTTATCAGCTCCTGAATACGCTCATAGTCTATCGAGGCAATCTTCTTAATCTTCTCTGATTTTTCTCCCGTTTTTTTCCCCGCCAATGCCTTGCTTACATATGTCTGTGAAACATTTAATATCCTTGCAACAACTGCCTGCTTCATTCCTGCTCCGTCTCAATTAGTTTTGGATACTCTGAATAAATAATCCTCTTTATTGCCTCTTCACTTAATAAATAATCCTCCCCTAACCTGGTTAAACTTTCTTTTCCGCTTAGTTTATGCCTGTTTATCAGCTTACTGTATTCCAACTTAATATTATACGCTCTAACTGTCCTGGAAGTCAGCACCCCAGAGGCTAATAATTTTTGCAATTTCTCTCTCCCAATAGCATCAATCAACGACTTCCCCTGCAATATTATATCAGTTCGCTTATGGTATGTCTTCCCTTTAGCTGGCCCCGGCTTAGTTTCCTCATCCGCAACATGATACCAGCACTTCTCATAACTCCCGTCCTCACGCATTTTTACCGGGCGCAAACACACCAATGCACCTTCTTCTATCCTCATTACAAATTCCGCCGAACCACATCGCGGGCATTTAGGCTTTCTTCTCATAACCGCACCACCTGCATCTCTGTACGCTCCCGACTGATCGGTTTATCTCAAAATCATGCCTGCAAATATTCTGGATAGCGCTTATCACATTCTCAATCTCTTTAACTTTAAGCTCTTGCTCTTTCTGCCTTCCCCTTAGCTCCTCAATATAATCTTTAACTATTAATCCCATAGCATTGCCTCATTTTCTTTCTCTGTACAATCGGCTCCGCATGTGGCCTCTTTCTTTACCAGCTCAAATTCATAATTAGGCATCATTTTCCTGCATTCGTTTATTAGCATCGTCGCATCCAGCGGCATTAATGCCACCGTGCCGGTTTGTTTCAATGTCACGTTCCTGATATAATACTTGCTCATAACACCTCAATAGTTTCGCTGGCAAGGTGTCGTTTTTGTATTAACTCGGGATTGCAGTGTATGTCTTTTTTAAATTTCAGTATGTCCCTTGAGTCAGCACTCAGCTTACTCCCCAATAAACTGCAAAATCTTTCCTTCCCCCATCTCATAAAAAATATGCACCTGTTACAATGTGGCCCTTCAGGCGTGCTCACTTTCAAAATAACCTGCTCATACTTAACCGGTTTTTCTTTTTTATTACGGATGATTATTCTGTCTTGTCCCATTTCAACCCTTTCTTATTAAAACTGAAACTTTAACTGTATATCAGGGGAGACTATCTTCCACAAACTCGCTTTTCTCTTGCTTCTTTCATTAATCGTGTCACCGGCATATTCAACTAAATTCAGCTCCCTTAATTCTTTAACCCTGGGGGAAATCTGATGAGGGAATACGCTCAGAATATCGGCTATACTCTCATTGCTTATCACCCCGTTGTCTTTGATTATGTCATAAACCGCACGCTGTCTGCTGCCAAGATTTTCAAGAACAGACAAAAATGCCTCATCCCTGTTTTGCTCTGAATAGTACCCTTCCCGGACTTTCATTTTCTCAACTCACTTTGTTAAAATCTTTAATCTTTTCATAATCAACTTCCACAAAGAATGTCTCATCCTGGTCAACCCTCAAACCTACTCCGGCCAGCGTTTCGTCAACCAGTTTCTTCCCTGAATAGTCTGCCAGTATGCTCTCTTTGTCAATCTCTTCTTTGCTGCGAACATATTTACCGTCAAAGACTCTCTTAATCAGCTCAATAGCAGTTTTAAGATTATACTTCTTGTTCAGCAGTACGACCTTTGGCGGATTCGTCCTGAAGCCGATTTTCCCTATGGTGAACTCAATTGACCGGGTCTTTAAGAACATAAGCTTATTCTTCAGTGACCACCCCTCTACCTCGCTTTTGAAATAATCATAATCCTGGCGCGCCTCAAGGGTCTCCTCCTCATATGCAGCTTTAATCTTAGCGATCTTGGCATTCATCTCGGCTTCTTTTTTTGCTATGAAGATTTGTCTCTCCGCCATTTTATGTACTGCGTATTCAACATCTTTAATACTTGCTAACATTTTATATCCTTCCGTTTTATTAATAATTAAATTTCTTTCTTCGCATTTGTTTATGCTTCCTGACTATCTTTTTTATCTCCGCCAATCTCTTTCTTCGTGCACACCTTGGGCAAATTCTTATCTCATCCGGATCGCACATATAGGCATACTCAAACGCCTTCAACTCAATACCGCATTTATTGCACTTTCTTATTTTCATTTGCCACCTCATAGTAAATATCGTTAAACAGTTCCTTCAGATTGTGCTCACAGTAGCTTTTTAATAATACCGTTAAGAACAAAATCAGCCCCTCTTGCCCAAATACTCTTGCGAACCACCTCACTCTCGTCTCTATCTCTTTTATTTCCATGAAATAATTTCTCCTTTTTAATCTTGAAATAAGCTATTGTCATTGCTCTGTAAGGAAATCCGGGGCAGCGCATATATTGCCATGCACTCGCCATACTGTTTGCTTCTTTTAAAGTAACAAACACTAACCGCTTTTCCCCGTCAGATGAGTAAGTCCTTATGTCAACCCTCATCATACACCTCATTTTAATTGTTGTTAAATGCTATTAAGAGACTGATCAGCGATGCCTTCGCATAAGCAATCACCTGGTTTCGGGGACTTCCGGAATACCGGTTAATCTTGCACTGTAACTGGAAATACTCGCTGAACGCAGTCACATCATTATATCCCTTGTAATGCTCCCGTGCTTCCTTTACCACATCCTTAAGCATTACACTTTCCGCTTGTATTGCCTTAACCCTTTCCATTGTTCCTCCTTTGAATCCGATCTAATCTTTTTATTACCCTGTCAGCCTGCTTTACATTTAAGGCGTTCAGAAATCTGTAAACCTTATGCTTCTTTATCTCATACTCCAGCATCTTTTTCCTTAGCTCAGGGATAGTCTCCAGTATGTACCCGCAAATAGACTCATCCTTCCACCCAAGATTATATCGGCAAATCTTTATTATGGCTTTGTTCTGTGCCTGTGTTGATCTGTTCTGACCTATTATTGCCTTCACCTTGTCAAGATTTGCCGAAGTCTTCTTTGCCACCTCTATAAAATCCTTATATAACTGCTTTGCCTCCGCATCCGTAAGATCCTTTACACTATCCTTCCCCATCAATCCGAGTTCCGCCTCCAGAACCGTATCATCACCACTGATAACCACGCTC